GGTGGTCGCCGTATCATTCGATCTGGTCAACGGTCTGCGGCTGTTCGCCGTGCTCGCGCAATTCCGGCTGCAGTACGACCGTGGCATCGACGTTACGACATCCACCAATCAGATCGGCACGCTGGGCTGATTGATCAGCCGTCAAGTCGTTCGAAGCCGCCCCGGAAACGGGCGCGGCATTTTTCATGTCCAAGTGCAGGAGGAATAAATGGCACAACGCATCGCTGGCACCGCCTTCCTAAAGGTTGACGGTGCCATCTATCCACTTCGCGGCAACTTCACGGTGTCGCCTTCTGCGCTGGAGCGCGCGGGCATCAGTGGTCAGGACTTTGTGCATGGCTTCTCCGAGATGCCGCGCGTGCCGTACATCGAGGGCGACGTGTCGCTGGTGCCGACGCTGTCGATGGACACGGTCGAGGCCATCGTGAACTCGACGGTCACTGCCGAGCTTGCCAACGGCAAGAACTACGTCTTGCGCGAGGCGTGGTGCCGCTCGGCGCTCGAACTGAATACGCGTGAAGGTCAGACGCGTATCCGGTTTGAAGGCATCTCCTGTGACGAGATTTGATCATGGCTGAGATGAATGGCAAACCTGCCAGTGTAGTGAAGATTGCTTTGAACAAGCCTGTCATCGCCAACGGCGAAGAAGTGATGGAGTTGAGTTTTCGTGAGCCAACCGGTGGCGACATTGCCATGTGCGGCAATCCTGTCACGGTTGATTTCAGAGAAGACCCGCCGAAGATCAACACAGACAGTAAGGCAATGACGGCGATGTTGTCGCAACTCGCCGTCGTGCCGCCTTCAACGATCAAAAGTCTTTCTGCGAAGGATTGGGAGGCGGCAGCGCTGGTGGTGACGGGTTTTTTTCTGCCGGACCTGTCGAAGATATCGTTCTCGACTGCTACCGACTAGCCATAGAGTATTCGGTTGATCCGGATACTTTCCTGGCGAAGCCAATGTCGGTTGTCATCAATCATCTGATATGGACCGACCGATTGAAAGTGTTGCGAGTGCCGCCGGATGGTTGATCAGAAAACCGAATTCGAGATAGGTCTAAAGGATACGATTTCTCCGCAGCTGCAGGCGATTGCGAAGCAGCTGAAGGAAATAAACCGAATGGCCAAGGAGAGCGGCGAAAGCGGCTCCGGTTCGGTCGATAAGATACGCAAATCAAACGAAGGGTTTGGCCGCTCCGCTCGGGAAGCGCTTGAGCATTTCAAGAAAGTCGGTGAAACCGTACTTGATTTCGGAAAGGATTTGCTTGGTGCTGGTGGCACCTTAGAGACGTTGAGGCGCGTTGGTGAAGGTATCGACGAGTTCGCTACTAGCACCACGCAGATGAAATATTTTGCGGAGAACACTGGTCTTGCTGTTGATGAAATCAAAAGCATGCGCGACGCCATGTCGGCGATGGGCATCGGCACTGAGCAGGCCAATAAATACATCGGTGATCTGACAACAAAGTTGCAGGGCTTGCAGTCTCTTCGCGAAGGCAGCCCTCTGTATCAACAATTGTCTGCCATGCCCGGTGGCGGTCCCCAATTCGCTAAAAAGCTTTTGGGTGATGTGCAGGTTGAGGATTATAACAAGGCGATTGAAGACATTTTGAATTTCTACAAAGAAGCCGGACCGCGAGCGCAGATTTATCTCTCGCAAGTGTTCGGGTTGCGTCAGACCGTGCTTGAGCATCTGGATGAATTGCAGACAGAAATCAATAAGCGGCTTGGAGATCGTTACAAAGAAGACGAACAGCTGTCGCAGCAATACATGATCAACAAGACCATCTTTTTGGCGAGATGGGAAAGCGAGACGAATAGATTTTTCGATCATGCTTTGACTGACGTGAACAAGTTTTGGGATAGCGTCAACAAAAACACGGGCGGTCACACTTTCAGTGATTGGATGAACAGCGAATGGGATGCGGTGACGAAGACCATTCAGCAGGACATCAAGGATTTTGAAGCGCTCAAAAGTTTGTACGACAAGGCGAAAGAGTTTTTCAAGAAAGCAGGCGAGACCGAAACGCCATCAGTCATGAAATGGCTCGGATTGGGCGAAGCACCGCCCGGCACAAAAGATGCAGAACAAGAAAAGAAAGAAAACGCCGATAAGGCCAACAAGGCGCTGGTCGATATTGATCGAATTTTGAAGTTTGGCAGTGCCGATGCGTCTGGTGGTGATGGATTTGGCGGGGCTTACGGCGGCGCTTTGCAGGCGACGGGAGGCGGTTTCCGTCCGGGTCGCGCTGGTCGCGCTTCGGGTGATGGAAGCAGCTCAGAACAAGATGCTGCGGAGAAGCCGGTCGCTGGTCAACTTGAATTGGGGAAGGCAACACCGGGAGGCGCTGCACCGGCTGGCAGTGGCTACAACTATTTTCAGCATCATGGCCATAACTATCCGTTCGCTCGCAGCGAGCTGGAAGATATCAAAACGCCGTATGGCAATGCGACCGTGCATCCGCAAGCCGCTGCCGATCTCAAAGGCTTCTTGGACGAAATCCACGAAGCTGGCGCACCGATCAAAAATCTCGGATCGTATAATCCGCGGCCTAAGCGATGGGGCGGTGGTCCGTCATCGCACGGCATGGGCGCGGCATGGGATATCGACGATGCCACTGCGCTCTCGCCAGCGATGAAGCAGTGGATCGCGAACAATCCGGAAAAATGGGCCGCTGCGAAGGAGCGTTGGAATATCGGACAACCATTGCCGGAAAAAGATGCGCCGCATCTGGAATGGCGCGGTCCGCATGGCAGCACGGTTGAAGAAGCTAGGAAGCGAATGGATAGCAGCGTGTTCGATAAAGGCACGAGCGCTATTACTTTCAATTTCAAAAACGTTCCGCCTAACGTCAAGACGAATGCCGACACTGATGGTTACGATCAAGTGCAGATAAACCATCAGAAGGCAATTCCGCAATCACCATAGGATCGAGATGCCGACGCGCGAAGAACTGGAGATCATGCTTCGAGACAGCATTACTCCGGGTTTGCGGAGCATTGCTCGTGAGCTGCGCGCGCTAAATCAGACCGCCAAGGAAAGCGGCGGCGAAAGCGCCAGCAGCGTCGATAAGTTCGGGAGGTCGTTTGGCGGCGTCGAAGCCAGCTCCTCGCAGGCTCTGCGCAGCATGACTGCAATGGGAAGTTATGTCGTCGGCTTCGGCAAATCGCTATTGGGAATTGGCGGAACGGTCGAAAGCATCAAGCAGCTGACGGATGGTTTGAACGAATTTGCCGAGAACCGCGTGGCGATGGCGAGTTTTTCACAGGATACGAAATTCGCTACGCGAGACATCGCCTCGATGCAGCAAGCTATGAGGATGATGGGCATCGAGACCAAGCAGGCTCAAGCCTATATGTTAGGCTTTTCAGGCAAGCTGCAGGAGCTGAAAACATTCAGAGAAGGGAGCAAGCTGTTCCAGGATTTGGAAGCGATGCCAGCCGGTGGCACAGGCTTCGCGAGAAAGTTGTTGGGCGATGTAGATACCGACGATTACAAAAAAGCGCTGGATGATATTCTCAACATGTACAAGGAAGCTGGACCGCGAGCGCAAATCTATCTCTCGCAAATGTTTGGCATTCCTGACAGCGTTTTCAAAAATCTGCAGTCCTATCAGCAATTGGTCGAAGAGACGTTCGAGGGCGATGAGGAAAAAGCGAAGCAATTTCTGATCAACAAGACGGTTTTCTTTTCGAGATTGGAGAGTGAGTTCAACCGGTTTGCCGATCATGCCTTGACGGACATCAACAAGGTGATGACCTCGTTTGAGGATGCCACGAAGGATAAACATTTCATCAGCGATGCCGCTATCGAAGGATGGGATAAGGTCTCGAAGATGATCGGGCAGGATAGCAAGGACATTCAAGCCATCATCACCTTGATGAACAGCGTCAGCAGTTTTTTCAAATCCGACGACAAGAAAGACGACAAAAGCGCGGGTGCTGCTACCCATGATTGGCTGGTCGAGCGCGCGCCTTGGCTTTCCGATCAATACATCAAGGAAAAGCTGTTCGGAAAAGGCGATGAGGGAAAAGATAAGGGCGCAGCGTTTGAAGAGCGCTTTGCCGCAGTCGAGCAATTGAAGACGGAAAAGGAAAACACCAAGCTGCTCGAAAGCATTCGCGATACCTTGATGAAGGCGACGGAGGGAGCGGGAGTGCCTGGGTCGCAAGCCGCAACATACGGTCGCGGCATTCGTGGGGGCGCGATGCAAGCGGGCGGTGGCGGCTTTCGGCCGAGGGGCGGCGGCCGTGCTCATTCCGAATATGGCACAAAGTCCGGTTACAGCGCGGCTGACACGCCTGATCTTTCGAACCTGCAGGGATCGGAATATCTCAAGGCGCAACGCGAGCCGATGACGAAGGAATTAGCAGAACATCCGGAGTTAAAGAAACATCTGGCCGCACTGCTGTCGTTGGAGAATGAAGGAGCGGGTCCAGCCGTTGTCGAAAGTCTGATGAACCGGACCGCATACGTCAACGAAGAGCGCAGGAAGCAAGGTTTGCCGCCATTGACGTTGCGCGACATGATCGCGCCAGACAGTGCGCACAGCTTCTACGGTCCGGAGCGAAGACATTTGGTTGAAGCCAGACTTGCCGAGCTGGAAAAGCAACCAGAGCATATGAAGCGCTTGATGGAAAGCATCGACGCGGCAAGTTCGAGTAACGTTACGCAAGGTTACACCGATCAAGGCAGCGCTGGCGATCCGAACTATCTCGCGGGCGGCACAGGTGTGAACGTCAACCGTGAGCGCTTCAATCTTTGGGGCGGCGGTCCCGGTGGTCATGCGGGAGCGGCGGCTTTTCGTGAGCGCCAGCAGAGAGCCGTAGCGGCAGCCGCCAACGCTCGCTTGCGCATCGACAAGCCGCCAGAGCGAACAACAACGACAGCCGATGTCACGGTCAACTTTGGCAATCAAGACGCCAAGGGACAAGCTGATCGGGCTTTGGCTGGTGGTCCGTTCAAGGATTTGAAAATCAACCGCGAGCCGCAGTCATCGAAAGCTGGCGATCCGGCCGATTTCAATTCGCGTTGGTACTATCAGTAATGGTCGGTCTCGCTACCGAGCAGGCGGTGTTGACGATCAACGGGCAGGAATTTCGCGATTGGGAAACCGTAATGGTGCGCCACGCGGCGAGGGAGAGTCCGCCCTATCGTTTTCGCTTTACCTGCTCTGAAGCAACGCCGATGGCGAAGAATTGGGGCGTGCTGCAGATCAAGCCCGGTGATAGCTGTACGATAACGCTGGCAGGTCAACCGGCGTTCACCGGCAAAGTTTCGACGCGGCAAGTCTATTATGACAAGCAGCGTCACTATATCGAAATCATGGGAGCGTCCCTGGAAGAGCTGGCATCAGCAAGTCCAGTGACGAAGACCATGGAAATGAAGAACGTCAATTTTTCGCAGATCGCAAATCAGCTGCTTCAACCATTTGGAATGCAGTTGATCAGTGAAGGCGGTCAGCCGCCGCAATTGAAGTTTCCGCGTGTTTCGTTGATGCACGGCTTGAGCGTATTCGATCATCTCGATTTGTATTCGCGAGCAGTCGGTGCTTCTTTCACGAGTAATCCGCAAGGGCAGTTTGTCGCGATATTTGGACCGAGCGGTGGCACCGACACTGTGACCGAAGGCGTCGATATTCTAGTTGGTCGCGAAATTATTTACAACATGAGCATGGAAAGCCAAGCGCCCGCGTTGTCGCAACAAACCGGCAATGATCAAAAGTGGGGAGCTAAGGTCGCATCTGTTCCGTTCCTGTCAAAACAGATGTTGAATTTGGCGAACACTTATCAGCCGTTCGCGATGCTTTCTGAATTGCCAACTTCCGAGAAGGATCATTTGCAAGGACGTACAGACACCGAGCACAACATGATGAACGAAGATCAAGTGACGGTTTTCGCAACGGTGTACGGTTGGCTGCGTCCTAGTGGCGGCTTGTGGCAGCGTAATCAGACGGTGCATGTAAAGTCACCGATGCTGATCATGGACAATGATCTGACGGCAAAGACGGTGACGTTTACGCAGGACAATCAGGAAGGCACGCGAACAACTCTTGAGCTGTGCAATCCGTTGGCGATGAGTGGCAATGTCCCTGGAGTGAACCAGTAATGGCAAACGAACGAACGACGCTTTCGATGCTGTCAAATCATCATCGCCTGGGTTCGTCGCGTGCCACAGTGCGGGAATTTGACGACGAACATTTGATGCAGCAAGTCAAGTATGCGGATGTATTGCATTCAGAGACGCCTAGCGATTTCGAGCGTTGGCAGATGGTCGGTCTCACGGCAACGCCGCTTAAACAGGATCAAGACCAATCCAACCAACAACAATCGAAGCAGGGGCAAGGCCAGCAAGCTGGCACAGGCTCAGATGATGGTGATTGGAACCATAATCAGCCGCAAGGCGACGCGGCTGAGGCGGTCATGCTTTATCTTAACGGGCAAAGAAGTCACCCGATTGGAATGTGCGATGATCGCCGCGTGCGTCCCTATCAAGTGCCGGAAGGCGCAACGGCTGTTTATGCCGCAACTGGTACAGGGCAATTGTTCTATCACAACGATGACGGCTCCCATGTTGTCGTCACTAACAACCCCAAATACGACAACAGCGGTGGCGGCGGTGGCGGCACCGGCGGGGCCGGAGCTGGTGCCAATATCGCGAAGCGCGATTTGTCGATCTCTGCGCGAGCAACGGGAGCAAGCGGCGGTCAACAGCAAAAAGAACGCTACGCCAGCATCCGCCACGTGAACAAGAAGCCGCAGGACCGAAATGTCGGTCAGGGTCAGAACGGCAGCGGTGGCTCGTCATCGAACGGCGGCGGCCAGCAACAGCAATACCAACACGAAGGCGAAAGCATCAACACCGAAATTCGCTGCACGTCGAGTCGCATTGAGTTTCGCGTAGGCGACGAAGTCGTCGGCTATTACGACAAGCAGAACAAGCGATGGTCGTTCACGGGTGAGATGCGGCTCGGTGCCGACGACGCAAGTCATCCGGTCTATGGCGTCAACGGCGGCAAGGGCATGACCACCGAACCAAGCGGTCCTGGCGCGGTGCTGGTCAAGGCACCGAAGCCGGGACCGCCGACATCGCAGGATGCCGAGCCATGAGCCAGATCAGCGACTTCCACAATCCCTGGCGCGACATGCTGATGCAGCAGGCGTCGTTCCGGGGCGTGATCTTCCATGTCGAGACAGGTTCGAGGCTTAGCGGTCGGCGCACGGTGGTGCACGAATATCCGAAGCGCGATGATCCCTACGCCGAAGACATGGGACGTACAGCGCGGCGCTTCGCATTTTCCGGCTATCTGATCTATCGACCGTCGAATGCGCTCTACGAATATACGAGCCAGAGGCAAGCGCTCTACAACGCGTTGGAAACCGACGATCCGGGGCGGCTCGTGCATCCTGTGTTCTGCGTCCGTGGAATGCAGGTTATGTGCGAGCGATACACGATGATCGAAAACCGCACGCGCGGCGGCTTCACCGAGTTCGAGATGCAGTTCGTCGAGGCTGGCAGTCCTGGCAATTCGCTGCAGTTCGTCAACACTGCGTCGCAGGTTCAGCAGCAAGCCGATGCAACAGATCAGGCCACGACCAACAATGCGAACGCGGCACCTGATCTGCCGTTCTATGCACCGAGCGACATATGAGCGTTAAATCCGAAGAGAAAGCGCTGACCGATATGATCGGCAGCATCTGCAGATATATCTTGCAGATGGTGTCAGCCAAGGGTGTCCAGGCAGCCGAGCTGCGGCGCGTGGTTGGTTTGGTGCATGCCAATGGTTTGGCATATTTGGTTGACAATACGTTCGGCACCAATCTGTACAACTGCTTTGTCGTAGCGCGCACATCGCCAATCACGGCTGATCTTGTAGCCATGGTGCGTGAACAGATCACAGCGCTCACGCCAGTCGGACCGCTGACGACGATGGTGTACGACAGCGCGATCCAGTATTGCCTGACGACCGAGTGCATTTTCATCACCGGCATGACGTTCAAGTCACGCAATGACGTGCAGCAGATGATGGACCGCATGACAGCGGCATTCAACACTGCGCGCGACAACGCGGCCGAGCGCATGGATAGCGCGACATATCAGAACTTGACTTATCTTGCGGGCACCATCATCAACCATCTCGCGGCAACAGCGCTGACGCTGCCGCGTCTGGTTCAATTCAATTACAACACATCGTGGCCAGCGCTCAGTCTGGCGAACCTGATCTATCAGGACGCGTCGCGCTGGCAGGAGCTGGTCGATGAGAACAAGGTCGTGCATCCGGCCTTCATGCCGCGCGCGATAGTGGGGCTCAGCGCGTGACCGACATCAGGATCAAAGAGGTCGTCAGCCTCGAAGCCATGACGATGGACATGCTGTTGCTGCCAAGCGGCCAGCTCGACACGAGTGAGGAGCTTGCAACGGCAATTCGCGTCGCGCTCGGCACCAATGGGCTTGCGAATGAAGAGGATGTCCTGCCCGATCCGGACAGCACGGATCGGCAGGGATGGTGGGGCGATTATCAGGCGCAAGAAATCTGGGCTGGTTGGGCAATCGGCGGGCGACACTGGCTTCTGCGTCGCGCCAAGATCACTGACGGCGCTTCGGCTGAAGGTCCGACTGTGCAGCGAGCGCGTGACTACACGGTCGAATGTCTACAGCCGTTTGTCGATCAGAAGGTGATCACGTCGTTTGAGGTCATCAGCATTCGGCCGACCGTGGATCGTATCTACGTCACCGCGCGCATCTTCCGTGGTCCCAAGGAAGACATCGCGTTGTGCTTCCAGATACTGTGGCAAGAAATGCCAGCGGGGGGAATGTGAATGCCCTGGACAACACCATCGTTGCGAACCGTCCGGGAGATGGTGCGAAACGACGTGACGGCTGCGTTGTCAGGTGCGGTGCTGATCGCCAACTCGGTGCTGCGCGTCATGTCCGATGCCATGGCGGGATTGGCGCATCTCGTTCTGCGGTATATCGATTGGCTATCTCAGATGCTGCTGCCCGACACGGCCGAGGGCGAATGGCTCGACCGCCATGGCAATATCTGGTTGGTCAATGCCGATGGAACCACGGGGCGAAAGGCTGCGACCTACGCGCAGGGAACGGTCGTCGCGACCGGCATGGAAGGCTTTGTCATTCCTTCCGGCACGCAGCTCACCATTCTCGGTGTCAACTATGAGACCACCGCCGACATCACGATGGGTACCGTTGCGACGGATGTGCCAGCGCGAGCGTTGACGGCGGGTTCGATTGGCAATGCTGACACTGGCACCAGCGTGGATTTCATCTCGCCGATTTCCGGCATCGATGCGCAGGCAACCGTTTTGGAGATGACTGGAGGTGCCAACACCGAGACCGACGATGAGCTGCGCGCGCGCATTCTGTTTCGTATTCGCAATCCGCCGATGGGCGGCTCGACAGCTGATTATATTGAATGGGCGTTGTCGGTCCCCGGTGTGACGCGGGCATGGGCGGCTCCGGAAATGGGTCCAGGCACGATGACGGTCCGCTTCATGATGGACGATCTGCGCTCGGACAATCGCGGGCTACCGGAGCCGGACGATTGTGTGATGGTCCACGATTATATCGACCCGCTGCGTCCGGTGACGGTGAAGGACTTCTTCGTCGAGGCACCCGTGCCGTACTACTACGACATCACGATCTCGAACCTCGATCAGAATACGCCAGACGTTCAGGCTCGCATCCAGCAATCCATCGAGGACATGGAGTTCGAGAAGTCGAAGCCTGGACAGACCATGTATCGCACGTGGGTCGAGGAAGCCATTGGCGGCACGGTCGGTGTGAATTATTTCGAACTGGCTTTCGACACGACGCCGATGCCCGATGTGGGCTACATGCCATTCATCGGGACGATCAACTATGCCTGATCGGCACATCCGCAGATATTGTGCCGACTACACCAAGGCGTTTGCAGACCTGCTGCCCTTCGGTTTGGCGTGGCCGCGTTGGGAGGGCACAATCACGATGCAGGTCGTTCACGGCCTGTCGTGTATCTGGGAATATGTAGACGGTCGCGCAGCCGATCTCTTGGAGATTGAAAGCGATCCCCGAAAGACAGTCGAGTTGCTGCCGGACTGGGAACGTAACTGGGGATTGCCCGATCCCTGCATGCAAGCGCCGCAGACGATTGATGCACGACACTTTGCGCTCGTGCAGCGCATGACATTGCAGGGCGCGCAGTCCAGGCAATTCCTGATCAACGTCGCGGCAGAGGTCGGCTACAACATCACGATCTCTGAGTTTCGGCCGTTCATGGTCGGACTGGATGCCTGTGGAGACAATCGCGTCTATGGCGATGGCTCTAACCCGATGCACAATCAATGGGGCCAGATCGTTCTCAATCCGAACGGCGCGCCTGTCGCGGAAGGCGAGCTGAGCGAATGGCCGAATTACGGTTTGGGGCCAATCGAGAACCGCTATTATTTCGTGGTTCACGTTCACGATGCATCGCTGATGTGGTTTCGGTCCGCGTCGGGTCAATGTGGCGTTGATCCTCATCTGCGGATCGGCATCGCCAATGATCTTGAGTGTTTGATCAATCGGTACAAGCCAGCACACACGATAGCGATATTCGATTATTCCGGCGCAGGGCCGCCTGACGACCCGATGGCCGGAACGCCTTAGTCACTCCTTCACTTTCGATCTGAAACACGGCGACCGTTGTTGCCGCGAGAGGACGCGCGCATGCAATACAATCAGCCCTATGGAATGCCGCCCGAAGTGACGTGGGGCGATACGCCATATATCAACGGCGATCCGAGCGTCGGTCGTATGGGCTCGATCCCGCCCGCTGCGTCCATCGAGTATCCGCAGCGCGAACTCGTCAATTTCTTCAAAGACACCGGGCTGCTCACGCCGACAAACGCCGATCTGCATCAGCTGTCGAAGGGCATCATGACGGGCATGATGCACTATGCTGTCGATACCGGCACTAAAAACAATCTGCAAATGAATTTGCAGCCAGCGCCTGACGCATACTACGACGGCATGTTCTTGTTCGTCGTGCCTGCGTTCTCGAATGATGCAGCATCAACCGCGAACGTTAACGCACTGGGCGCACGAAATATCGTCCGACGCGGCGGCGATCCTCTCGCTGCAGGCGATCTGGTCGCGAACTACAAATCGCTGCTCTGCTACAGCAAGGTTCACAATAATTTCGAACTCTACGGCATCAACTTCGCAGCGGGCGGAGGCAGCGGCTTTCTGCCAGTCCTGACCGCAAACACGACTTGGTACATCAACGCTTCGACCGGTAGCGATACCTTATACGACGGCACCTCGCCGACAGTCTCAGGCCCGCATGGTCCATTTAAGACCATCCAGCGCGGCGTCAACGAGGTCTTCAAATACGGGCCGAGCGTCTACATCGCGACGCTGCAGGTCGCAGCGGGCACCTACACCGAGGGAGTTGCTACGCCGAACTTCCCCGGACCGCAGTTGGTCATCAGCGGCGCGGACAAGACCAACACATTCATCAATCCGCCGATCAACACGACAGCGTTCTCCACGGGTGGCCCGAACACCGTCACGCTGCAGCATCTCTGCGGATATAGTAGCCCGAGCGGACAATATTTCTCGACGTTCTTTGCCGGACCCGCATCGCGGCTTTTCACGACCGACACCGCGTCGGCTGGAAATGCATCGTTCGGCGTGTTTGAGGCGTGGGAAGGCTACATCTCATTCGGCAACCACACCTTCAATGCCGGAAGCCAATTCGGCTACGGGCTCAGTTCGTTTTTTGGCGGCTACATCGGCTGCGTTGTGAACGGTGTCTATACGTTCGCTGGGTCCGTCACGTGCAACTCGGCATTTGTCACCGCTGGATCGTGCGGCTCAATCCAGTTTGGTCAGGCAGGACAACCCGGCATTCCGATCTGGGTCAACCCCGGTTATCTCGGTGGGCCGGGACCGAAGTACATCGCCCAAGCAAATGGCGTCATCAACTCCGGTGGGTTAGGCCCGAACTACTTTCCGGGCGGCGCGGGTTCTTACACCACGACAGGCGGCCAATACGTCTAGGGAGCAAAGCAAATGCCTCTGCTTTTCAACGCGCAGGAGTGGTATTGGACCGTCAACAGCGTCAGCACCACTCTGGTCTATGGCTCCGCGCGCAACATCTACGTCGATCCGACAACCGACGTTGACTACGGCAATTGGGTGACGAACACAGGTTCAGACCCGTACAGCGTCACTGACGAAAGCGAAATCTGGTTCTACGTGCAGGACTTCATGCCAGCATGGCTGTGGGACGGCACAAAAATGTCGCAGCCAGCAGAGGACGAGTACTACAAGGATCAGCTCGATAATTACAATGCGCTGGTCCGCTTCAACAAGGTCAATGACGGCATAACCGCTGCGGGCATCCCGGTCAGGACCGACGATTATTCGCGCAACTTGATCCAGGGCGGGATGCAGCTCGCGAAAGACGATCCGAGCTTCACGACGCAATGGTATGGCTCAGACGGCAATTGGTACACGGTCGATGCCGCGCAGATGATCGAAATTGGCACCACGGTCGGCAACCACACCAATGATTGCTACACCGTGTTTCAAGAGATGGGCCAAGGCATTCTCACAAACACCATCACGCAACCTTCACAGATCGATGCAGCCTACGTGGGGCTCTGATGGCTATCGTCAACATCACCGTCGAGAACGACGCCGATTTCTATCGGCAGTTCGTCTATCAGACAGTTTCGGGCGTGCCAATTGATATCACTGGCGCGTCGATGGTGATGAAGTTGCGTCGTCACGCCGAGGATGTGATCGCGTTTCTCACGCTCTCGACCGACACTGGCGAAATCGTCATTACCAATTCAGTGGGAGGGCAATTCACGATCCTGATCACGCAGGACAACCTGCTTGAGCTGCAGCTTGGGTCTTACGATCAATCGTTGATCATGACCATGAGCGGTCTCAAGAAAAAGATTTGGTCTGGTTCGCTCGTTGTCGAGGCTGGTCCGTCGCGATGAGCAACGGAACGACATCGGGCGGCGATGTAGTAGTCGTCGCCGATCCTGGCGAAGTCCAAATCTCACAAGACCCGAATGCAGGGAACGTCGAGGTCGAGAACGAGGACGTTCTCACCGAGATCATCACGGGTGATCAGGGTCCTCCAGGGCCGCGCGGAAATTCTGTTCTCTATGGTTACGGACAGCCGTCGCACACGACGGGCGTCGATGGCGACTTCTATATCGATCTGCGCACTGCGCTGATGTACGGACCAAAGTCGGGCGGTGCATGGCCCGCTGGTTTTTCCTTGATTGGTCCTCAAGGCCCGCAAGGCATTCCCGGTCCTGCAGGCCCGGTCGGCGCACCGGGCAACACCATCCGCAATGGCGCTGGTCCGCCCGCACCGTCGCTTGGCGTGCCGGGTGATTTCTACATCGACACGACCAATCACAACATCTACGGGCCGAAGAGCGCGAGCGTCACGAATTGGGGCTCGCCGACATCGATCATCGGTCCCGCTGGTCCGGTGGGTCCGGTCGGTCCGAGCGGACCACCGCCCTGGACGACGCCGCCCGTGGCATGGACAACTGGCACTGCTTACACTGTCGGGCCACCCGCATCACTTGTGACCAACAACGGCGCGAGCTACGTGCCGACTGTCGGGCACATCTCCGGTGTGGATTTCGCGACCGACTTGGCGGCGGGCTTGTGGGCGCTGGTCGCTGCAGCTGGCTCACCGGGCGGATTGACCGCGCAAATCTATGTCGGCGACACGCCACCGACCGGTGTGCCGAACAATACGCTGTGGTGGAATAGCACGGACGGTTGCGCGTACCTGTACTATTTCGATGGCGACAGCCATCAATGGGTCATCATCTCGCCGGTCCCTGACATCTCGCTGTATTTGCCGCTCGCGGGCGGCACCATGACCGGGCCGCTGACGCTGGCTGCTGATCCAACGTCGAGCTTGCAGGCTGCGACGAAGAATTACGTCGATCTGCATTCGGGCGGCATCATCGATGCCCCGAGCGACGACAAAAGCTACGGCCGGTTGAATGCGGCATGGTCGCAGGTGTTGCCGATCGCGGGCGGCACGCTGACCGGCTTGCTCACGCTCAGCGGCCCGCCGACAGCGAGCTTGCATGCCGCGACGAAGGCTTATGCCGACACCAAGCTTTCCGACGCGCCGCTCGATGGCTTCGACTACGGACGAGCCAACGGCGCATGGGACAAGGTTGTCCCGCTGGCCGGCGGCACGATGACCGGCTTGCTCGTGCTCAGCGCCGATCCGACCAACGTTCTCGGCGCAGTCACGAAGCAATATGCCGACACCAAAGCGCCGATCGCCTCCCCGACATTCACGGGAGACCCGAAGGCACCGACGCAGCCGGTTGACGACAACGACACCAGCATCGCAACGACGGCGTTTGTGATCGGGCAGGCGAGTGCCAGCGGCGACGGCAATCCGCTGATGAACGGCACCGCAGCGCGCGGTACGTCCACGCATTGGGCGCGGCACGATCACGTGCACCCGAGCGACACGAGTAAGATCGGCGACGCGCCGAATGACGGGCAGACCTACGTCCGCAAGAACTTGGGATGGGTTCTCGGCGGCGCGGCGATCTACGTGCAGGATGCCGCACCGGCAACGAGCGTGCCGGCTGGCTCGCTGTGGTGGCAATCCTCGACCGGCATGTTGTTCGTGCTGTTCAATGATGGCACGAGCACGCAGTGGGTCGCGATCACGTCGGTGACGCCAGCGCCTCCGGTCATTCGCTCGTACCTTGCGGGGCTCACGCTATCGACCGCGGGATCGAGCACGTTCACGGTTGCTCCGGGACAAGCTGCTGACAGCGGCAACGTCGATACGATCAATCTTCTCGCATCGATGAACAAGACGACGGCGGCGTGGTCGAGCGGATCGGGCGGCGGCGCGCTCGACACCGGATCAATCGCGGCAAACACTTGGTATCATGTTTGGCTTGTCAAAGACCCGGCAAGCGTCACTGTCGATCTGATGATCTCACTGAGTGCGACTGCTCCAAGCGGCACGACGTGGCTCAGGCGGCGCATCGGCGCGATGAAGACGAATGCATCGTCGCAGTGGATTTCATTTCATCAACTCGGCGACGAGTTTCAATGGGACGCGGTCGCGCAAGACGTGAATGCCGTCAATCCCGGCACCGCTGCGGTGCTGCGAACACTGTCAGTGCCGACAGGCGTACAGGTGCGGGCGATCATCAACTTTTTCACGGCGGCGGATGCGACGAACCAAGACAACCGCGTTAACATTTCATCGCCAGACAATACGGATGAAATTACAGCAGGCTATGCCTTCAACGCCGGCACGAGCGGCGGCAGTGGTCTCGTAAGCGCTCAGAGTGGCGGACAATACACCATCCGCACCAACACGTCGGCGCAAATCAGGACGCGGCACAACGCGAGCGGTGCGACAACGAACATCTGGATCGGTACGCGTGGCTGGATCGATACACGCGGGAAGGATTTGTGATGCTCGACTTCCCGAACTCGCCAACGACCGGACAGATATATCCGACGCCTGCACAAGCGGGCATCCCGCAATGGAAGTGGGACGGCACGGAGTGGGTGCCGTACTCATCAACGCTGTCGGCCGCGCTGCAAGTGAAGCAGCGTGTCTTCACGTCGGCGACGACTTACGTGCCAACTCCCGGCATGATGTTCGCCGAGGTTATATGCTGCGGCAACGGCGGCGGCGCTGGCGGCGCTGTGGGTGCTGCCAACTGGCTGATCGGTAGCTGCGGCGGCGGCCCCGGCGTCACGGCTTCAAAGTGGCTGACCGCCGCACAGATCGGCGCGGGTCAAAATATCACATTCGGTTCGCAAGGCATCGGCGGCACGGGTGCTGTTGCTGGCACCACGGGCGGCGACGTTGGCTTCGGCTCGCTCGTTCTCGGCAAGGGCGGCAATGGAAGCTCTTATTGCAGTAACGCGGCGGGCTCGGCCCCGGTCGGGTCGCAGGCTGGCAGCGTCGGCGATCTCATCCAGTACGGTTCTCCGGGTGCTGGTCCCGGTCTCTATCTCGCAAGCCCCGCCGCCGGGAATCTTTGGTGGAATGCTCAAGGCGGTTCTTCGCACATGGGCAGCGGCGGCTACGGGTCATACGCTTCCAGCGGCGGCGGCGTCAACGGTGCTGATGCCGGCGGCTATGGCGGCGGCGGCGCTGGCGCGATGGCATACAACGTCGCGGCCAACTACAAGGGCGGCAACGGTGCGTTCGGTGTCTGTGTCGTCACCGAGTACGGCTTCTTCGGATTGAACATCATCCCCGCCGGCTACGTGCAGCGCGGCGCGCTTTACGGCTTGACGCTATCGACGGGCGCATCGACGACGTTCTCAATTGCGCCGGGGCAAGCCGCTGATAGCAATAGCGGCGACTACATCACGCTTGCCGCCGCGATGAGCAAGACGACGGCGGCGTGGGCGGCTGGCTCAGGCAGCGGCGGTCTCGACACCGGCACGATTGCGAACAACACGTGGTATCACATTTATCTGATCAAGAACGTCGCGAGCGGCGCGGTCGATGTTGTCTACTCGCTTGCAGGTCCGGGTGGCCCGACGACGATGCCGAGCGGCTTCACGCTGTTTCGGCGCATTGGATCGCTGCGCATTGGCGGCGCGGGCAACTGGCAAGGCTTCGTCCAGTTCGGCGACGAATTTATTTGGACCGCGCGCGCGGTCGATGCGGCGAACCTTGCGTGGCAAACAACGGCGCAATTGCTAACCCTCACTGTTCCGACTGGCGTGCAAGTCAATGCGATGTTCGACGCGCGCACGACTTTCAACACCAATGCTGGCGCGATGATCTTTACGTCACCAGATGAAGGCGATCAGGCAGCGGGCGGCAGCGGCTTTACATCGCTAGCCGCTGCGAGCAATGCGACGACAAATGCCGCACGATTCAATGTTCGAACTGATACCAGCGGTCGGATTAGATGGCGCGCGAACACGACACTTTCGACGTTTGATATCAGCACCTATGGCTGGATCGATACGCGCGGGAGGCTTGCATAATGGCGATGAACTTCCCGAACTCGCCGACAGTCGGCCAGAAGTACCCGGCGAGCCCGTCACCGGGTCAGCCGCAATACATCTGGAACGGCACGCTCTGGACAACGCACGGTCTCGCGTCGCCGTCGCCCGGTCAGGTGCCGGTCTTCACGGACGGCTCGACGCCGATGATCGCGCAACTGACTCTGGTCGGCAATCCGGTCAATCCAAACGATGCGGCGCGCAAGGCGTATGTCGATGGCATCGGCAGCGTGCGATATGACATTGCGCAGACCTTGACCGGCGGACAACAGGCGCAAGCGCAAGCCAACATGGGACTCGGTCACGACATAGCGTCGGGCACCGTGATGTTGTTCTATCAGGCGAGCGCGCCGACAGGATGGACGAAGCTCACGACGCAGAACGACAAGGCGCTGCGCGTCGTCAGCGGCAGTGGCGGCGTTGCTGGCGGCACCAATCCGTTCTCAACCGTGATGGCACAGACGGTGACCGGCGATCACACGCTGTCGCGCGCGGAGCTACCGACAGGCATTCAATCGAACGCGTCGCAAACGATCACAGTCTATCCAGCCGGCAATCCATCGAACTATGTACCGGCCACCACCGGCGGCTGGAACTCAATCGTGATGGATGGGCTGACCGGGACGTTGTACAGGTGGCCTGTTCTCAATCCGGCGTCGCTGATTATGTCGAACGTAACCTCGATGTCTTATGCACAGAACATCCAAGTCGCGTCGAACAACACGGGCGGCGGCTCGCACAATCATCCGGTCACGATGGGCATTCAATATTGCGATGTGATCC